GTGGAACTTTATGGAAAACCATTGCAGCTTTCGTTCTAACGAAGCTAAAGGACACATCATTTCGAAAGTACAGATTAAGAAGCAGCTTCGTGCTCTTCTTGATGTTTATGATTGTGATGATGTTACTAGACTCACCGACCTCCCGATCTCTACTTTCCGAGATACTCATCTTTATCAGTCAGTATTTTCCAAATACTGCGACGACGATGATATAACGGACGTACGACGACTCGAGGAGAACACGCTCCAGAAATGGTTTGCGTGCGAGGAGGCTTGTAAAGTAACCAACAGGCGCCTTCTGGCTAATGATATTAGCCCTAGGTCGATGGCGGTGCTCGAAAGAGCACGCCAGATTATTGCACGTTGCTTGGGTCGGTTTCGGCCCGAGTACATGTATAATCGCGCAGGTTGGGGTCCTGGGTCTACCGGCTGGCTTGGCAAGGCACGGCGTGATGCCGCCTTCAAGTTTAGCTCGGTGCCCACTATAACATCCCGCCTAGTCCCGTTCATGGAAGCCTATTGCAGCGATAAGCTGTGGCAACCAGAACTGGTGATAGACGAGGGTGCCGACTTTATCATGGTACCGAAGAATTCAAAGGAAAAGCGCGGGATTGACCCGCAACCAGTGAATATCTTCTTCCAGATGTCGATCGGACGGTGGATCCGCTTTTTTATGCGGTCACTTAAGGTCGACGCGTCAACGTTCGTGGATCTAAATAAGCAAACCACTAACCAGCGACTTGCCCGCGAGGGCAGTATAACTGGTAGGTTAGCTACGTTAGATTTATCGAGCGCATCCGCAAGGATTGCGTTCCTCCTAGTTAAGCGTTTGATGCCAAGTGATTGGTTTCATGCGTTATGGCTAACGCGCGTTGATTATACCAGAATCCGTAGAAAATGGTATGGACTGCAAATGTTCAGCCCTATGGGTAATGGTTTTACCTGGGAGCTTCAGTCACTGATATTTTACGCAATAACGCGTGCAGTATCGGAGCTGGAGCAGTTACCAGATGACGACATTGTGACGGGTATCTACGGCGATGACATAATCTGTCGCACCGAAGTTGCCGCGCCTTTGATGGAAACCCTGGTTGACTTAGGCCTCAAAATTAACGAGGACAAGTCTTATTGGACCGGGGCGTTCAGAGAATCGTGCGGTAAGCACTATTATAAGGGGGTTGATGTAACTCCTTTCTATGTGCGAGGCCCCTTGAAATCCTCGTTTGAGGTTTGCAAGGTTCACACTCACAAATATGAGTGGATGGATATTGACGGTTACCGTCGGGAGTCTGCAAAAGGGTTCATCACCCTGCTGCGT